TATACTTATTTAGCTGGTTCAAAATCATAACGTATTAGTTTATTATTCTGTAGATCCGTTAAATAATAGTGTAGGACCTCTGTAGTTATCAAGGGCGGTCACTACAAGTTCTACTTTAACAGTAAAGTAGGAGCAACTTTAATGAGTAAACAACGAGTGAAAAAGCGTTTTACATCAGAAGTTAACATAATCGATTTTGAGCCATATCTTCCTCAAAAGAAAAATCGTGTAATAATCAATGCACGAAATTCTAATCAGAAACTTTATCTCAGCAAACTGTATGCAGAATCCACTAGCATAGTACTTGCCATTGGCCCTGCTGGCACGGGTAAAACCATGTTGGCTGTACAGTACGGGATAAAGATGTTTCAGGAAGGTCTAGTTGACAAAATCGTTGTGACAAGACCCGCCGTGTCCGTAGATGAGGATTTAGGATTTTTACCAGGTGACTTAAATGAAAAAATGGCGCCATGGACAAGACCTATATTTGATGTCTTGGGCGAATATTACCAAAAGAAAGACATAGCTAAAATGCTGGAGGAAGGTGTTATTGAAATAAGTCCACTTGCCTATATGAGAGGCAGAACATTTAAAAACGCATATATAGTTGCAGATGAAATGCAAAATGCTACAGTTAATCAAATGAAAATGCTACTGACCCGTTTAGGAGAAGGGTCTAAGATGGTAGTGACAGGAGATTTGGCACAAGCAGACCGATTGAGCGATAACGGTTTGATTGATTTTTGCAAACTACTTGAACAAAAGGAATATTTAGAGCACATTGATATTATTCAATTTGATGCTCGCGACATCGAACGCCATAATGCCGTGAAGGAGGTGTTAGCGGTTTATGGAGAATAAAGTAGAAATACTTTAGATAGTCGTTGGAAAAAGGACTCTTTATGAGTCCTTTTTTATTTGTGTAACAGTTACACTGCATTTTGTAAGAAACTGAATGCCATCTTCACTACGATACGAATCTCTGTAAAATACTTGAGATATGCCTGCTCCGTAAATGCTTTTAGCACATTCTAAACAAGGAGCATGGGTAATAAACATAGTAGATCCTAGTCCGCCTTCGTTGCCCTTTGCTAACTTGTCTAGGGCATTCCGCTCTGCATGTAAGACCTCTGGTTTTGTTTTTAACATATCATCTTCTAGCACATCTTCGCAATTATTATCCCAACCTGCAGGCATTCCATTATAACCAATACTGATAATACGATCATCTTTAACAACAATAGCGCCAACATGTAGTCTACGTGCGTGACTCAGCTCTGCAAATGTTTCTGCAGTTTTCATGTAAGCGGTTATTAATCGCTGTTTCATAGATGGCTAAGTCGAATTAATGTTGCTGCAAGATTAATCTCAGGATCAATAACTAGTGCATGATCTACTAGACCTTGCTTGATAATTAGGATAGCTTTGTCCTGGGTTGCATTGTCACCGAAGATTTCGATATTATCATATAGCCAACGATAAATTTCTTCCATTTCTTCTGGACGAGCCTGGCTACAAACTAATTTACGTGCTTCGGAAATTTTGCCAGCCTTAAACAATTCAACCATTCGAATTTTATAATCTGCTTCGCCTGTATCTCCAGAATTGGGACTCGATAATTTACCATCATTACTGTTCATTTGCACCATATTGATACATTTACGTAAGTCCGGATATGTCGATCTCACATACGTATCTAATGTATCGATTTCAAATTCAACATTTTCTGTTAGTAAGATAGTAGCAACACGAGCGGTAAACTCTGTAATATCGACACGCTCAATATGAAAGCCTTGACATCTACTGTGTAATGCAGGAATAATACGATTGGGATAGTTACAAGTGAGTATAAAACGAGCAGTAGTATGATATGTTTCCATGACTCCACGCAGAATAGCTTGTGCATTGGGTGTAAGATAATCTGCCTCATCTAGCAATACAACTTTAAAATCACCAAATGGTATCATTTGTACAAAGTTTGTAATCTTATCTCGGATAGTTTCTGCGCTGTTTTCACGTGACGCATTAATTTCCATAACATCTAAGTCATTAATTTCTAATTCATTAAACAAGACTTTTGCTAGTGTTGTCTTACCGATACCAGCATTTCCGCTTAATAGCAAATGTGGGATACTTTTATCCTTAATCCACTTTAGAATTTGAGACTTTTGATGACCATCTCTAAAAACATATTCGTCAACAGTGGAAGGACGGTATTTTTCTACCCACAATTCTTTCATACTAATTCCTCAATAATGCCTAAAATTTCTGCCACTACTAACAACCCGCCCGCAGCTTGCAAATACGGATTCATTTCTAACCAGCCGCCACCGGCAAGTGCCAACCCTGCAGCAATCCTAACTCCACTTTTAATCATACTTACACTGGTATGCGTTAAAAACTTTTTACTAGTGGGTGCAGCTTCTAGTACGCTTTTTGCCTTCTTAATGTCTGCTACAGCTTCTTCATGTGTGCTCATAAGATTCTCCTTTTGTACAGTATACAGGTGAAAACAGGTTCTGTCAAGGAACCTGTTACTCGAAAGATTAAAATATATTAAAATGACGGTTGCATAAATGTGCTCGGGTCTACAGTAGCGTGTGTTACTGTACTATGAGCTCCGTAGATAATTTGATTGGGTTTTTCTTCGCTGACCATAAGAATGGCCTTTGTATCAGCACGACGAATAGTAATTTCAGTACCATCTTCTTCAACTACAGTAACACCTCGAGTCCAGCGACCATGTTCTAGTAGTATCCATTCTCCAACTTTGACATCTTTTTGCTGCGGCCCAACGGCCCAAACACGACCCCAACGACTTTTAACACCTTCGCTTTTGCCGTCGTCACTAAGAAGGACAATTCCGCTTGATGTTTTCTGCTCACCAAAATCCATATCTGTGATTAAAACATTATCACGAATTGGTATAAGTTTGCCTGTTACCTTACTCATTCTTCTAGCCCTTCAGGATCTTGATCATTGATATCTTTCTTTGATTTAGCTGCCGGTACAACTGTTTCTGGAATAATCACAGGTGCTGGTTGAGCTACACTTGGAGCAGGTTTTGTTGCATGCGGTCTGCTGGTATTAATTTGTCCAGGGATACCTGACGATTCGTTGACAATTTCTTCTCTACGTTTAACAATTACACCACCTGGACCTAGTTTGTCACCGCGAGCATTTACCTTAGCATTGCCTACAGCTTGTACCAGTTCGTTCTTTTGTATCAGTTTCCCCATGTCGATTTCTCGACCTCTCGATGTTCTATATACAGTTCGTTGTTGTTCTTTGGCTGGCATTTCGATCTCCTTAATTATACATGTACTTATCTCAAGAATTCTTGCCAGTCTAAATTATATTTGACAGAATCAATTTGATGTACACCTAACAAATACAGTACAAAACTGGCTACGCTTGATCCACGACCTACACCCCATACAATACCATTTTCGTTACAAGTATCTACAAAATGTTTAGTCCATTGAAGTAGCGGAATCATACCACGTTCTTCATATGCTTGGATTTCGGCTATAACACGTTTTTCCTGTTCTTCAGTGGTACACCGATCTAAACACCAACTAGCTACATCGAAATCTTTATATTCCTCGGGCATAAACCAGTCTGTTTGTAATGCACTATCGAAATCTTCAATTGAAATTGATTCTAACTGTTCGTTGAATCTTTGAAATGTAAATCCGGCTGTTTGTTCTAACTGTCTAATATCTTCTGTATAATCTACAGTGAGATCCTTGAGGTTAGTAAGTTTTCCTTGATACAGGAATTTAAATATATCTTGAGAATTAAAAATAGGATTACCGAATTTGTCTTGACGCATGCAGACAGTTTAGCTGACTTTTACTAATTTGTCAAGGTCTTTATTTGCCATTATTTTTGCTAAATTGGCATTGCGTCTTTTTTTGAGTTCTTCATTGTACGAATCTAACAACATACTCATTTGTTGTCGTACTTCGGGATTCACGGTCATAAAATATTTTTTGGTAAGATCAAAAATCTTGGTTTCTAATTCTTGATCTTTTATTTCTGACAAATTACCGGCCAACGGATGCATTAGTATTCGCCTACACTCTTTAAAAATACAGTACTTCCACCATCTACTGACCATGCTTCAATAACTTCGTATTTTCCATTATTGGATAGTGTTACGGTTGGCACACTTGAATTTCCGCCAGTTGCAGGACCGCTTGTCCAACCTGTTGCTAATTTAAAATGGAAATTACTTACACCTACTCCGCCCGCTAGTGTAGCTGTATATGAACCAGTTTGATCACTGATTAACATTATTCTAATTACAGCGTATGTACCAGGTGCTACACCCGACCAGTCAATGGTCAGAGTGGCATTTGAGGTAAGTGTAAATTGTTGTACCGGACCGTTGTTTAAAAATACAGTTATACCACTAGAAGTAACTGACGGTACACTATAAAATACTCCGTTAAACTGTTTGTATAATCCGTTATACAGTGTATTACCTTGTAAATTATTTCCATTAGTATTTGTAACATCAATACCGTTAGTTTGCAGAGCTGTAATTTCTGTAGCAGCTTGTGCAAGTCCTGCTGAAATAGCTGCAAAATTATCTCTGAATCCTTGACTATTGTTATCTTGGCCCGGCACTGGGTAAGACTCATTTATAGCTGAATAGTTTATTTGACTGGTCATACGGTTATCCTATTATTTTTGAATATTAAATATTTATCGCTAGCATATCCTGCCGCGGAAGTTATTGTGTATCTATCTATAGTATAGTCCAATTGAGTAAAATCAAATGGATTATGTTTTATGTTTAGTAAAATAGTATCTGCTGTTCCTACTTTACAAAAACATAATGGAATAGCTAAAATATATCCTAACTGTTGTTTTTGTCCCGATTGTATTGTACGCATCCACAACGGCAGGTAATTTCTTTCAGTTGTACCAACTTGACTGATTCTAGTTTGCCAATTGGTTATACTGTTAGGAAAAACAGTATCAGGATTAGATGTATTAATTTCATAGCCTGTACTATCAACTGTAATAGTATAATTGGGTCTTTGTAAATCTGGATAGATACTATACAAGTCTGAAGGTTTATTGGTCCAAATTGAGTTGCTAAGATCCACTGTTATTTTTTCAGATGCGTTTGTATTGGTTTTTATAGACAACGGTAAATGCTTACCGTTTGGTTCGAGTGGATCTACCATTTGCATATAGACTACTTCGTACACAGCGGAATTAGTTGCCGGATCAACAGCTACAGCTTTTTTTAAATTGCCAAATTGAAAACGTTTACGTTTCATGTTCAGCCCCATGGCACCGACATAAGCCGCTGCTGCCTCAGATTCTATTCCTGCATATACTAACATGGTTAAATCGGTTTGAATGCCAAAATTACTATCGTTAGGTCTGTAAATACTTTCAGGTGTGAATATATTACTATTACTGATAAAACTACTAAACAGAGTTCTTTGTTTAGGAACTAAGTAAGGTCTTGCTGTTATATTATTATAAATCACAGTATTTGGACTGCTAATGGTTACTGAAAAAGTTCTTGTAATTGCACTATAACCGTATTGATCAGCGGCTTGAATACTAAAAGTATATATGCGGTCGAATGTTGTTAAACCTGAATCAAATGTGGTTGTAGAATTATCAAAACTAATAAGTCCTGCTACTCCTACTAACGAATTATTAAATTGATTAGGAATTCCAGTTAGCTCACCGTCTGTTGTTAGTGTTATGCCTGGTGGCAGACTACCATCGACTAATTGATAAGTAACCACCGCATCAGCTATACTAGTTGTAGCAACAACACTTAATGTGGATATATAATCTGCCGGGATAACACCTAGATTTTCTGGTGTTATCCATGTAATAACACTATGCACACTGCCAAGTATTATTAGATAAAATGTTTTACTAGAACTCACTAGCTCTTCATTGGTATCTCCAGGTCGAGTTGCTGTAATTGTAAATGTGTATTTTTCAGAAACTGCAGGTTGATAAGGAACTATGCCGTATAAATCTCCAGTTTCTCCATCAAAATTTACACCTGGAGGTAATTGACTAAGGCTTCCTATGTAAAATGCTGTATTGTTTGGTATTGTAATTGCCAATTTTGATGATAATAATAATCTATATCTTGTAGATGATAACGGGGTTACTTGAAGTATTTGATATAATTGATCAGTAGCACCGTCTACATAAAAATCAAGTGTAAAATATTGACCTACAATTGGCATTACAGATGCGTTATCAACAGTAATACTTGCACTGTTTAGTATGTTATCAGTCATAGAAATTTGATAAGCAACTGCATAACAATCGTGATTTATTGGATCTATACGAAATACCACATTATTATTATCGTATAGCGCAACTGGTACCGTTAAATAATTATTTGATCTAAATACACCTAAATTACTATCTGATAACCATTGAGGTTTTCTAACATAAGTACTATCGGCTGAAAAATTATCAGCAAGCCCGTCGTAGGTTGTACTATCAGCTCTAAATTCGTCAGTTCCTGCAACAAATATTTTAAAAACTCTTTGAGCATAATTGACACCGTCTGTAACTGTAATTTTAAACTGATAATTTAAACTTAAAGTTTGTGAAACTGTTGTAGGAATAAAATAATCAAATTGCACATCATCGTACTGATAACTATCAAATCCGTTATTGGATACTGCTCCAACATCAAATACGCTTGAATCATACCTGATATCATCATATCTTCCGCTTCCATCACTTATGCTAATTTTCGGCGCAGGCAGAATATATCCACTAATCAATCCTGAACTACTTAGACCAAGACCTGGAGGTAAACTTCCATCGCCCGATGCTATATAAAAATTTAAAGTTTTTCCGGTGACTACATTTAAATCACTAACTTCTATTTGATATTCTAAGTATGTTTGGTCTGTAGTATATAATTGTTGATTTGGACCTACAGGCAACAACCCTGCTGGTGTAACAAATATTGGAGGATTATTACCGTCGATAGTTATTGTAAAAGTTCTATCAGATACGTCTGATCTTAAACTTGCTCTAATACAGAATTCGTAACTAGTTATATTAGAAACAATATACGGGCTTCCGGTAATATGATTTCCAGAAATACTTAATCCACTAGGTAGCGATCCTGAAATTACTCGATATGATACTCCTGTGTCGTTTGTAACTGGTAATGGTATATTGACTGTAATTTGTTCTCGTAAGAACCCTAGAGAATATCCTGATAATTGTGTCCAGACGTTTAGCATTATAAATTAAACTCCAGATTATTGTCTGTACCAAGTATTGTATAAGTTACTATATATAAATGTTATAGTAGTTGGATTGGTTACAGAAACAGACGTTAATCCGCCAACTATTGTACTTGTACCTGAAGGTGCTGTAGATACTGTTAAGGAATTAGTAGTTACCGTAAATTTACATATTTGGCCGTCTGTACTAGTTAGTGGTAATATTAAAATAGAATTTAAACTAGAAGAAGATACTAATAGTATATTTTCACTAACTGTAGAACTTAAACGAACAAGACCTGAACTACTAATTGTAACAAAATTTGCAGGAGTTATATTAAGACCTTTTCTAGTTAATGATCCTCCTATTACAGTGTTGCCGGTTGCAGAATCCACTTCAAATTGTGTTCCGTTGACTGCAAAATTTCCAGTACAATAAATGTATCCACCTGCACTTATATTAGTTGCGCTAACAGTTCCTGAAAAAATTGGATTAGTATTAAAAACTAAACTACCAGTACCAGTGTCATCGGAAATTACACTAGAAAGTTGTGCGCTAGTACTTGATGTAAATTGACTTAATCCTGCTTCTCTTACAGCAACAGTTCCGCCAGTTGCCAATGATAAATTAATAACTCCTGATGCTGTTACACTTATATTGCCGCCTGTAGTTGTTAAATTGCCACCTAGGGTTAAAAAATGATTACCAACTTTTATATCATTTGGTGTGTCTAGTGATCCCAAATCATAATCATTTTTTAATGGATTTGCAAACCCGTTAATATTAGTTCCGTTAAAATCTACAGAATATCCTTTAATGGATCGTTGATATCCAGTAGGGTATACTAATGTTCCAAAATCTAAATTTCCATCACCTTCTATCATTACAGATAATAAATTATTATCTATTTGCATGTCATAATTAAACATTGTAGTTTGAACATCACCGCCAGAAATAATATGTCCATTAAGATTTAAATCTCCACCTAACACAGGATTAGTTTGAGATTGTAAATTTGTTACAGCTGACAATAGCAATGTATTACCTTGATTGGTAATGTTAACACTACCATCGCTAACTAAGGTTTTAAATTCTAAATTTGATGTATTTGTGTTTTTTCCAGAAAACAGTGCTACGCCACTACCAAGATTAGCACCATTAGTTACAGCACCCTCGGCAAATAATGTTTGGAAGTTAGCATTAACCTTAAGAAATGCCGTGCGTAAGTCGTCTCCAGTACCATCGTTTGGGTAACTGCCTAGGTTAATTATTTGTAGTGTTGTCATTATGCGCTCTCTTTAGTATATTTACCCGTTTTTAAACATTGAATCTGTTGCGTAGTGCTGTATAATTCTGTACTATCTGTGTCTGGGTCAGCTTGGTAGTATACATGAGCATATTGGCCACATAGCCAAAATTCTGTGTGCTGTTAATGCCACCTACAAGCCAATGACTGT